TTCATTTAATTGTTTTTCTCTTTTATTTTTATCTAATGATAAAAATAAAATTTTTTTATTCTTTTTTTCAGATGTTTTTGTATTTTTAATATTTTTTATATTTTTTATATATTTTTTATAATTTTTAAAAAGATTTTCATTTTCTTTCATTTAATTTAAATATAAATTCATATTTTTTTATTTATTTTTAAATTTATATTTATTATATATAAAAAATGGTTTTAGGAAAGATTTATAATAAAATTTTTAAAACAAAGAAAAACAAAAAAAAATTTAAAACTGTTAAATGTTCTCCAAAAAAAAATAAATATACATTAAAATTTTCTTGTTTTACACCACGATTAATGCGTAAATTAAGAAAAATTTGGAATGATAAACATCCAAATAATAAAATTAAATCTAAATTAAGAGATTATAAAGGTATATGGAATGAATTACAAGAAAAAATGAGTGAAGAATGTTATGATGAATCCTGTTGGTTAAAAAAAGAATTTATTAAAAATAAAATACCAGAATATCATTGGCAAAAACTTTTTGCACCAAAAAAACCTAAATCTTGGAAAAAAAACCCAAATGAATGGTTAAATACATATGATATTAGAGATGTAATGAACCAATGGGAAAAAAAATATCACAATTTTAAATTTATTGGTCCTTCTCCAATAGATTATGATACTACATTTAGCAGTTTAAAAAGTGACTGTGTTACTAAAAAATTATGTAGCTTTAATTTAAAAGACTATATTGATAAAGATATTACAAAAGTTGGTGTTATATTTAATTTGGATAAACACAATCAAAGTGGGTCACATTGGGTAAGTGTTTTTTTAAATATAAAAAAAAGAAGAATTTTTTATTTTGATAGTTATGCAAAACCTATTCCTAAACAAATATTTAAATTTATAAAAACTGTAAAAAAACAAGGTAAAAAACTTGATATTGATATCAGATATAAAAGTATAAAATTACGACACCAATATGGAAATTCAGAATGCGGTATGTATGGACTTTATTTTATTATAACATTATTAAAAAATAAACCAGTTAGTCTTTTTGAAAGAAAAATTATTCGTGATAAAGAAATGCTTGAATTAAGAAATGAATATTATAATGATTAAAGTAAACTTTTTTAAAAAGTTTACGATCAAAAAAAGTAAAGAAATGGAGGAAAAAATTAAAAATATATATTTTTTATTCTGATAATAAATTTTTAATTGATGGAATTAGTTTTTGCTGAATATATGCTTCATCTTCGCAATAAAAATACTCTAAAATTTCATTTTTATCTCCTAGATTTTCAAACCATTCAAATTTATTATCTTTATCGTCTTTAATAATATTTTTAATTTTTTCCTCTATTTCTTTACTTTTTTTACATTCAATTTTTAAATATTCACTACAAAATGGATTATCAATATCTTCATTACAATATTCTTTTACATTTTTAATAGAGTCTCTTTTATGTTGATTAAATCTTTTATTATACCCTTTTATATTACCTACGTGTCCAAATTTATACAAATTCCAGCCAAAATAAACTAAATATATTGCTCCGTTTTTAAAATTCGATTCTGGTTTTTTTTCTTTTTTTTTTCTTTTTTTTTCTGTTTTTTTAGTATTCATTGGCAAGTTATTATTAGTTTTATATAATGAAAGAATTATATTAATAATTTTTTTATAATCACTTTTTTCTATAAAAATTGTATTTGCTTTAATTGTATTAGTTAAAACTAATTTTTCTAAAACTTCCTTTTTTTTACATAATTCAATATCAGGTTTTACAACCATTCTAAAATAAGCTGTACTACTTTTACTATTATCTCCCAGTTTATCTCCTAATTTATTATTTTTTGAAGTTGGTAAAATACCGCCCAATGCCTTATAATCTGTATTCTTATTATTTAAATTAAAATAAATTCCGTAAAAATGATTTGCAGTATGATTTTCCATATTGGAAATTCCATTATTAAATTTTTTTAAATTATCACTAAATATATTTTTTTTAAAACAATATGATATTATTTCTCCCCAATAATTTAAATTAATATTATTATTAATTGTTTTTTTTTCTAAATTTATGAATTTGTCACCATAATTTATAATAAATTCATTATTATTATAAAATAATTTATATATTTTTTCATTAGTTCTATCACTTATATTTAAACCAATTAAATCAATATTTTCAATCTTTTCAATATTTTCATTAATAAATTCATTAGAATAATTTATTTTAATTTTATAATTTTTTGAAGATATTTGTTTTATTAAAAGATTCCATTTTTCTTCATTTTGAAAATCATCTGGTATATTGTCCACATTTAAATTAAATCTTAATAAATAATTAGGATTAAATTCAAATTTTTTTCCAATATTGTCATATGTTTCTTTATACCATCCAACAGTTGTCGTTTCATAACTATTATCTTTTATTGAAGGAACCGTAATATATTTACTTGATACAGATTCTTTTCTAAATGTTTCTTCGCATATATTATCATTAATAGATAATTTATATAAATCATCTACATTTACACTACCTTCAATAATTTGATTATTACCTATATTAGAAGAAATGTGAACATTAATCGCATTCATTCCGAATATTATTCTTTTATTACCACCGCCTTGATGCCCTATTTCATTTGAATCACCAGACCTTCTCCATTGTAATAATTTTGTTACAGTTTCTACATCTTTTATTGGATCATCCATAAATAAATACAAATACACTTTCCTTAATTCATTATTTTGGTCTTTAATTACTTTAATATATATTCCAATATTTGTTGAATTACCATATGTATGATCATCTAAAAATTCAAAAATTTTTTTATAAAATTTTAATTTTGTTGAAATATTTATTTCATGTTCTGTAATTTTTTTTAAAGAATGAGAATGAAAAGTTTTATTCATTTTATATTTTTACATTTTAAAAACTTTATATCTTTTTAAAATCAATTTACTATTAAATTTTTTAAATTGATTTTTTTGTTTTGATTATTTTATAACTTTAAAGTTAATTATAAATAATATTATAATGACATACTATGCCGTTGCAAAAGGAAAACACATTGGGATATTTCTCTCTTTTAATGAATGTAACAAAGCTATAAAAGGTTTCAAACATCCTCTTATAAAAAAATTTGATAATCTTAATGATTGTGAAAGATTTATTATTGAAAATATGCATTCAAAAAATATATTAGAAAAAGAAGAATGTCCATCTTTTGATGTGAAATTTCAAGAACAAGATAAAGTCATTGAAAAAAAACTAGTAACCATTGAAGACAAAAAAGAGAAAAAAAAACAAAATAAAGAAAAAAAACAAAAAGAAGAGAGAAAAGAACAAAATAAAAATAATTTCAAACCTGATTTAGAAATTTATACAGATGGTAGCTGTATTAATAATGGTAGAGCAAATGCAGCATCAGGTATTGGCATTTATTTTGGACCAGGAGATGAACGAAATCTCTCTAAAAAAATCAGCGGAAAACAAACAAATAATACAGCAGAATTATCTGCAATTATTTATGCTTTCAAAATTTTAGAAAGAGATATTCACGTTGGTAAAAATATTATTATACACACTGATTCTGAATATGCAATAAAATGTGCAACTACATATGGAGAAAAAATGCAACGATTGTTATGGGAAAAAGATATCCCAAATAAGGAATTAGTTCAAGTTATTTATAGTTTATACAAAAATACACCCAATGTTAAATTCAAACATGTTCGTGCTCATACTGGAAAACAAGACAAACATTCTCTTGGAAATGAAAACGCCGACCGTCTAGCAAATGAAGCAGTTGTTAGAAATAACTTTACACAATTTGAAAAACCTAAGGATAAAAGTAAAAGAAAAATTTATTTGAATGTACCTTACACTCAAAGAAATCAAGTTAAAAAAATGGGAGGAAGATGGGACCCCAACAAAAAAAAATGGTTTGTTTATGAAAATAATAAATATAAAAACAATCTCCTTGGTTTATATTCAATGTAGATTTTGGAAAAATCTACGGCAAAACATTAACTTTTTAGAAATTTTTTATTTTTTAATATATTTTTTAATTATTAAAATATATTTATTCATTTCATTTATTTTATGTTCAAAGTCTATTTTATTTTTTTTAATTTCTTTTTTTGATTTTTGTAAATCAAAAATTATTTTCTTACCTAATTTATAAGTATTTTTATTAAGTTCTTTTATTTTTTTTAATTCGTTAATATGAGCTTCTTTATTTATTTTTATTGTTTTTTTAAGTTTGCGTATTTCTTCTTGTAATTCTAAAATATATTCAACGTTTTCACCCTGTAATTCGTCTTTTAATTTTCTTAATTTACAATTAGCACAATTTATATTACAATATCCACCCCTTTTTAATGGAAAAATCTTAGTAAGTATAGCTGCATTTCCACCAAGAGTAACATAATAAGGTTTTTCGAACAACCTTTTAATTCCCACATTATATTTTGTGCAATCTGCCCTAAATAGTTTATTTTTTATATTATTAAAATCTATTGGTAATTCTTTAATAAATGACTCTATAGCGGGCTCTCGTGCGAAAATTTCGGGAACAAGTTGTTTTAAAAAATTATAATTTGGTATTTCGTTGTGAATAACATTCCGGTGCATAGAACGCCACATAAGGTATATCTCTGAACGATTAATTAATTCTAATAAATTATAACACGGATAATCATGATTATATAACGCAGGTATTGTTTTATTAAACCAATCAAAAGTATATTTTTTAATATTCTTTTCAAATTCTTCTTTAAATACATCGGGAAATGTTATTTTACCCTGTTGTTCTTGATAAAATTGGTCACACGCCCAATTACGTTTGCTAAGAAATTCATATTTATATTTTTCAAAAACAGGAAAAGACATTTTTATTTTATTTAATTTAAAATTTAAAATTTATTACTTTTCAATTTTTATAATAATATAAAAATATTATTAAAAAAATATAAAAAAAATAATAACAAATTTAACAATTATGGTGATAATAATGGTTATGATATTTATTGTAATTATGGTGATAATTTTTTCTATGAATGTGATTATTAATCACAATCTAAAAAACCAAGTTTAATTTTTAATTCATTAATTTGTTCTTGTTGTATTTTGAATAAATTATATGTTGCTTCAACAAAATTTTCCATAAATTCTTGCTGTTTATCATAACACTTATGTTTATAACCAAAATGTGCGACTTGAGGAGCACCATTATAGATTCGTTTCTCTGATTTAAATTTAAAATCTTGAACTACCGATAACCATTCCGACATTATTAACATATTTTTATCAATATCTTGTGATTTTTTATTTTTGTCTTTTTGTAAATTTAAATTTTCTAAAATTTTAACTTCAAGTTTTTTCATATCATCTAAATAACTTTTCATTTGTTTTTCATAATATATTGATGCCATTTTTATGTTTTTATTTAATGTAAAAAAATAAAAATATTACTTTTCAATTTATAATAATATAAAAAAATATATTATTATTAATATTAAATTAGAATGGTTCGGAAGGAAACCTAGATTTCCCTACTTATTTCTCTATTTTATATTATAAAAAAATTAAAAGGGTTCCGAAGGGCAAATCATAGATAGTCATACCTAGTGGAGTAAAGGACAACCATTTAATTCAATATAATCATTATTATTACCAGAAAATAATTCTTCAAATCCCATTTTTCTCTTTTTTTTCATATATTTTATATTGTAAAGTGATTTATCACAACCCACAGTTACAATTTTATCGGCAACATTATGTTTTATAGCAGTTTTACCATAAAACCACCAATCATTCATAATTTTATGTTTAAAATAACTTGGTGACATTTTCATTCTAATAGCGGAATGTTTAATAAATTCATTGTTAATATCATCAATCATTTCTAAATAACTTTTAATATTTTCATAATTACCGTGAATACCTAAACTCATTTGATGTTGCATTAATGTTGATGTACTTGTCACATACCTTTTAGTACAATGTTGAAAAATATGAAATGCCATTGAATACGCTTTTTTTGCAATACAAGTTACATTGTAATTTCTCATTTTTAAATACTTTATATTTTCAACAATATCATTACCATCTAATACACTTCCACCATTTGAACTAATATAAACATAAATGTTTTTAGTATTTAAATCCGTATTGCCATTTATAAAAAATTCTTTACTATCTTCATTAACTTCACTGGTTAAGAATAAATGATTACCCGGTCTTAAAATAATATTTTCTATAGTATTTGAATTAATAATATCATTTTTAAAATATGAATGCGTTGGTCTAGAAAAATAAAAAAGTGTTAAAATAATTGATAGGAATTTCATATTAATTATTAATAGATATGTATTTTTAAATATATTTATTAATTTATTTAACAATATTATTTTTTTTTTAACAATATTATTTTTTTAACAATATTATTTTTTTTTAAAATAACTAATATTTTATATTAAAAAATATTTATTATTTAATATAAAATATGTCACTTACATCACAACAAAATTACAATTTACTTTTATCAATATTATCAAATCATCCATTGGTTAAAATTAATTCAGAGCTATTAAAACAACAACTATATAATGAAATAATAGATATGGAGAGAAATAAAAATACATATAATAACAGTTTATTAAAAATGAATAAAAAAATTATATATAATATGACACAATTTAATCCTTTAACAAGTGTTAAAATACCACAAAAAGAAAAAGTTGTTAATTTTGATTTAAAATTACAAGAACAACAAAATGAATTTAATAATTATAATATAAAAACAAAACCGCCCGAAATAGATTTTAGTGATAATTTAGAAGACCCAAAAACATTAACGTTGGATGAAACATTAAAACAAAGAGAAGAAGATTTTAAAAATATATTAAAAAAAAACAAAATGAAAATTGAAAACAATAATGTTTTAAAAACAAATAAAATACAAGAACCCATAGAAGAAGTTATAGAAGAAGTCATAGAAGAACCCATAAAAGAATCTAATAACGTTGATGATACAAATAATATTATAATTGAAAATCAAAATAAAATATTGGAAAATCAAAAACAAATATTATTGTTGTTAAAAAATAATAATTAAATTTTGATTTTTTGTATTACTTTTTATAAAAAACACGTTTAATTCCACCTTTTTTATTAATTTTAATAACTCCTAATTTTTCATCTTTTTTTGAAAAAAATTCTTTATTATGTAAAAAATTTTTAGTTTTTTTATTTTTTTGATATTCATCAAATTTAATTTTACAATAGTATTTTTTTTTATCTTTCTTGGTTCCGATAAATATTTTTTTATATTTTTCTTCTTTAAAATTCTTTTTGTCTAATTCATCTATTTTTGGATTTGTTGTAAATTTAGGATTATCTAAAATATAAGTATTTTTTTTTTTTTGAAATTCTTTACACATATCTTCACAATCAATTGCTGTTTCTTTTATTAAATTTAATAATTCCTTATTAATTCTATTCTTTTTTAAAGATTTTTCCCATAATGCTTCATCTGTTGTCTTCTCATTATCACCTTGAATAATAAAATTATTTTTTTCATCTTTTTCTTTTTTAATTAATTCTTTTGGTATAGTCATTAAATATAAATGAACATCTACAAACCTTTGATCGGAAGGTAAACCTTGGTGACTACATATTCTTCTAGCCCTTCCAATTACTTGTTCAATTCTTATTGGATTCCAGAATGGTTCCATTATATGAACATATTTCGTATTTTTTAATGATATCCCTTCGGCGCCACTGGCGGTTATCATAAAGATTTTTATAAATTTTGAATATTTTGGATTTGTTACATCATTAATACTCGATTTTGTATATTCATTAAAATTATCAATTAAATACTGTTTAATATTATTTGCATTTGAAGGCAAATTATCCCAATCACCATTATAAATTAATCTAAAAATTTCTTTAGCTTCAACTTCTTCTTTTCCGGAAAAAACCATATAAAAAGGATTCTCATTTAAACTTATTTCTTTATTTATTATTTTTTCTAATTTTTTTTTAGTTTCCTTTGATAATTCCCAGTTATATTTTCTTGTATACTCATCTTGTTTTTTTTCAATTATAAATTTTGAATAGTTATTTCCTGGACTTTCTAATACTTTTGAAAATATCCCGAGTCCTTCACCTGTCATAAATGATGAATATATTAAATTACAACCAATTGATTTTCTTATTTCTTTTATCATTTCTAAAAATTTTGGTGAATAAATTTTTAAATTGTCATCTGATAAATAATTTATTCCATTAAACTTAGGTTCATTAATAGATTCAGAACTTTCACCAGAATCGCCATCAGATATAGATGTGTCTTCGTCACTATCAGATGAGCTTTCTTCATTCGTATCTTCAGAAGTACCAACAGAGCTGGATTCATTACTATCTTTTGATGTATCAAGAGTACCTTCTTCATCAATATCTTTAGAAGCAGAACTTTCTTCATCTTTTTCTTCAGAAGTACCATCTGAAGTTTGGTTATCGCTGTCTTCAGATGTATCAACAGAACTTTCTTCATTAGTATCTTCAGAATTATCAGCTGAAGTTTCTTCATCTTTGTCTTCAGAAGTACCAGCCAAACTTTCTTCATCTTTGTCTTCAGAAGTACCAGCCAAACTTTCTTCATCTTTGTCTTCAGAAGTACCAGCCAAACTTTCTTCATTAGTATCTCCAGATGTATCAGCTGAAGTTTCTTTATCACTGTCTTCAGAAGTACCATCTGAAGTTTGGTTATCGCTATCTCCGGAAGTACCAGCTGAAGTTTCTTTATCACTGTCTTCAGAAGTACCATCTGAAGTTTGGTTATCGCTATCTCCGGAAGTACCAGCTGAAGTTTCTTCATTACTAACATTGATCGAACTACCACCAATTAAACTATGATTATTATTTGTTAATGCAATTATCATTTTTTTTAATATTCTTATGTGTTCTTTTTCTTTTGCATCAATAGTTATTTTATATTCATTATTCATTGTGGTATTATAATTGTCCATTAAATCATTATTTAAATCAATAATATCTTGTATTTTTTTATCGTTTGGTCGGGGTCTTTCTTTTGTTTTTGGATTCAGTGTTGTTAGAATTTTTTCTGGAAAAACAAAATTACATAACATTCTACTGTAAACTTTGAATGTAGATGTAGTTTTGTCATATAAATTTTTTTTCTTCTTTTTCCCTTTATTTTCTTTTCTTTCTTCATTTCTTTTTTTCAAATATTTATTAAACTGATATTTAGACATATTTATTTCATGTATTTTCATATTTTTTATTTCAGGATAATTTTCATTATTAAAATTATTTATTTTTGGCATTAAATTTTCTTGCGGACTTTTATAGTAAGAAGTTAAACCAACTATTCTTTTTTGAAAATAAGTTTTATTAATTAATTCATAATTTTCATTAAAAAAAATTTTATTAAATGAATCTTCAGAATCAGTAAGGGTAGTAAAAATATTTTTATTTTTTGTTTGATGGTGTGTAATATTTTGAATAATATTTGGAAATTTTTTTTTTAATTCATTTATAATTTTTTTTATAAATATTTTTTCGTTTTTTTCATAATATCCTGGTATTTTTTTTATACCAACTATTTTTGAACCATTACTATTATAGATATTTATAAAATTATAAGGAAGCCTCGTAAATTTTAAAACACCACTCTCAAAATTTAAATAATCAATACTACGACTTATATTTTTTAATTCTTTTTTAATATCATTTAAATTTAATGATTTATTTTTTTTTATTCTTAAATTTATATCATATTGTATAATTTCACCTCTTAACATATTAAACAATATACCTAATTCAACTGGTCTATTAATAATTGGAGTACCACTTAAAAATATTAACTTGCAATTTTTTGCACTCATTAATTTTTTATACAATATATATGGAATTTGGTTGTTTAATTTTGTAGGGTTAAAAGAATATTCTCTCATTTTATTTGAAATTTTATTTACAAAATTATGGACCTCATCAACAATTACAACTTTATGATCAAAAATATTTTTTTCTTTTTTTTTATTATAGTTTCTTTCTGTAATTCCATTATAATGTATAAAATCATATCTACTTCTAATCATAATATTAATTTGTTTATCAATATATTTCTTCTCTTCATTATTAATTTCTATATCATTTAATTTTTTTGTAGGTAACCATATTTCATATCTTTGTTCACCTTTAATTTTAAATGGTCTATAATTTTGTATACCAAGAATTTTTGATATAGCCTTTAATAATATTTTATTTGTTTTATTTACAATTATTTTTTTTTTGTATTTTTTTATATCATAAATTGGATCGCCACATTTTTTTATTTCTTCAATAAAATTTTTTTCTAAAGAAGCAGGAGATAAAACACAAATTTTTTTTTTAATTTTTGAGTTAATATTTTTCATTCCTTCTGCTACTGCTATTGAAGTACACGTTTTTCCTGCTCCTAAACCATGATATACAAGAATACCTCTGTATGGTGTATTTATATTTACATATTTTTGAACTAATTTTTGATGATTCATTAATCTAAATTTTCTTTCAGATATATTACAATCAAATTTTATCTTTTTTTTATCCCCCAATAAATTTTTTCGATATTCTTTAATATATTCTATAAATTTAAAATTGGTATTTTGTTGAAATATTTCTTTTTTATCATTATTATTTATCTCTTCTATAAATAATTTATTTTTTGGAAAATTATTCTTTAATTTTTTAACAAGCTTATTCATTTCATCTTTTTCATCACTTTTAATTGATGATGATATTTTTTTTTCTTCATCGTCAATATATTCAATATCTTCGGATGTTTCATTACCAGAATCAATATCTTCTTGTTCTTCAAAATTATTTTCAATATAATTCATATTCAAAATACTTGGAAATTCAGATATATTTTTATTTTCAAGAAGCAAAAAATCATTAGATACATAGTCATTATCTCTTAAATCTTCTATTAATGGGTCAAATAAAAAAATATTATCATTATGTATAAATGACTTTTTATTAAATTTATTTAAAATATCACTTAATTTACTCATTTATAATATATTAAATTAATTTTTTTTTTTTATTAATTTTTTTTATTATTAATTCGCAAGCTTTTTGTTCTGCTTTTTTTTTAATTTTATGTTGACTTGAACCTAATAAAACACATATTTTTTTTTTATCTTCATAAATATTTTTTATATCTTCTATTGTAATAAAATTTATAATATCTTCATTTTTAATATTATAAATTTTTTCACCTAAACATATAAATACACCCATATTATAACCTTGTTCATCATCATAAGCACCAATTTCTTTATAAATTGGTGTTGTTTTAAATTCTTTTTGTAATAAAATTTGTAAAATATTTTTATAATTATCACTATTTTCTAATAATTCTTTCCAATTTATATGTTTTTCGAAAACATTTTCTAAAAATTTTTGAACCATTTGAAAACCAGGACCAGTTACAAAAATTTTTTTAAACCATTCCTCACTATCATTAACTTTAATTTTATTCATATCTAAAAACAATGCTCCTAAAAATGATTCAAATAAACAACCTAATTTTTTTAAATTTGTTCTAATTTTTTTTTCTTCTGCGTTTTTTGAAATAATTAACCATCTATTTAATCCCATATCATATGCAATTTTACCTATCGCTTCATTTTTAACTAATGAAATTTTTTTTTCAGTCATAAATCCTTCATTTTCCTTAGGAAAACGTCTATACAAATAAAATTTACTAATACATTCTAAAATACCATCTCCCAAAAATTCTAATCTTTCATTAGATTTCGTTTTAAGAGGCAAACAATTATCTGGTTTTTCTGCAATAATAATATTATTTTTAATATTTTCTAATTTAGGTTTTTTAACATATGATTTATGAACAAAGGCCCTTTTATATAAACTAAAATTATATATTATTGGAGGTAGTCCATAATATTTTAAAATATTTTTAATATCATTTTCTTTTACTAAAACATTTCTATTATTATATGGGTTAAATGTTAATTGTTCATTTTTCATTTCAATATCATCATTATTAATTTTTTCCATTGCAATGTTATTAATATTTTTAATAAAATATTTCTATGTTATTTTTATCAATTTATTTGTTAAATAATTAAAAAATAAGAAAAATATTTATATATATATATATATTAAATAATAAAATGGATAAATTTAATTTAACACCCGGTTTAAAATTTTTATTAGATAATGATGAAATAAATTTAGAAGAAGTTATTTCAATGTTACCAAAAACAGAAAAAACACATATAATACATTACTATCATTTTTAAAACATATTATTAGTGACAAATATATAAATACATTTATAACATATTATTTTAAATTTCTTAAAATTTAAAGGAGAAAATTTAAATTTAGAAAAAAACAAAAAATATTTTGTTATAATATATGGAAAATAATGAAAATAATAATTTAAAAAATGATGATAATAATAATGAAAAAAAAATAAAAGAATGGCATCCACAACATCATACAATTTTAAAAGAGTGGGCAGAAATAGGATATTCTTATAGATATTTACACGATAAAGCATATTTACATTATTCTAAACAAAATTTAAAATTTGCACTCCCTGTTATTGTTATTTCTACACTTACCGGGACTGCTAATTTTGCACAACAATCATTTCCAAAAGAATGGCAAACTACAACACCATTAATTATAGGAACATTTAATTTAGTTGCGGGTTTAATAACAACAATAGCTCAATTTTTAAGAGTAAGTGAGTTATTAGAAGGCAATAGATCTGCAAGTATAGGATATGATAAATTTTCTAGAAATATTGCTGTTGAACTTTCATTACCCATAAGAGAAAGAGAATTAAGTGGCTCTGAATTTATTTCTAAATGTAGATTAGAATTGGATAAATTAATTGAACAAAGTCCAAATATACCACAAAAAATATTAAAACAATTCGCAAAAAAATTTGAAAACAAATCATTTTTTAAACCTAATATATTAGATATTAATCCAATTAAAATTTATGTAGATGATGGCCACGAACAACTTAAAGCATTGAAAATAATACAAAAAGAAAAACAAATTATAAATAAAATAAAAGAAGAAGAAGAAAAATTAAAAAATAAATTAATTAAAAAAATAAAAGAAGAAGAAGAAGAAACAAAAAAAAAAATTAAAAATGAATTTGAAAAACATAAATTTAAAAAAAAACAAAAAATTTCAAGTAGAAGTGTAACAAAAAATTTAGATAAATTATTAATTAATATGAAGAAAGTTGGAAACAATGGACCATTAACCCCAGACACTTCTGATTTAGATTCATCTAATGATGAAAGAATAAATGAACATATAGATAAAAATATTATTTCAAAACCAGCTGAAATACTTAATAATATTTCAATCATTATTAAAGAAGAAGAAAATAACAACAAAGTAGCAAATATTGCTGGAGAAATCGCAGATAATATTGGAAAAAGTTTTGATAATGTAAATATTATTGCAAATAAAAATATGGAAAAATTAAAACAAATTCAATCAACTGCGTCTAATAAAATTAAACCTATAGAATCTAAATTAAAAAAACCAGGATCATATATAGTAAAAATAAATGATATTAGTAATAATTAAAAAACTTAATAATAATTGTTTAAATAAAATAAATATGATTATTTTATTTAAATTTAAAAATATACCAAAAGATATAATTTTTAATATAAACGATTATTTAAAATATTTACACAAACAAAATATAAAAAAGGTAATCATTTATAATAAAGTTTTAAAAGATATACCAAAAGTTCAAGAAAATTATAATTCAAAACCATATATTATTTTAAATTCAAATTTGAATTATAAAAATTTAATTTATATTAAATTTAAATATAAAATAAAAAATAAAAATAGTTATTGTATTTCATATATTAAAAAAAAAAATAAAAATAAATTTAAAAAATATTATAAATTATAATTTTCATCATCCGACTCTTCACTAGATGATTCTTCCACTTTATTTTTTTTTATTATGGTAGGATTCAAAAGTTCTTTTATTTTTTTTAAATTATTTAATTCGGAAGAACCATTGTCGCCAGATTCTTCCGAATCACTACTACCCGAATCATCAGATTCATCAGATTCTTCCGAATCACTACTACCCGAATCATCAGATTCATCAGATTCATTACCGGTATTATCCGTTTCTTGGGATTCATCACCAGTATTATCAGTTTCGTCAGATTCATCGGAATCATCAGCTGTATTATCAGTTTCTTCAGATTCATCTGATTCATCACCGGATTCATTGGAATCATCACCAGATTCATCAGATTCACTAGATTCACTAGATTCATCGCCAGAATCATCGCCAGAATCATCGCCAGAATCATCGCCAGAATCATCGCCAGAATCATCGCCAGAATCATCACCAGATTCACTAGATTCATCCGATTCATCACCAGATTCATTGGAATCATCACCAGATTCATTGGAATCATCACCAGATTCATCGTCAGAATCATCAGATTTTTTGCTAGTTTTTTTTCTCTTTTTTTTTTTTAATTCATATGTTTTAGTATAAATATCTTCTGAACTAACATTATCTTCATTTTCTAAAAAAATTCTTGAATGTATATTTTTTATTTTCTTTACTTTATCAAAATCTTTTAAAGAATTAAATTTATTTTTAATTGAAGATAAAAAGTCATTTAATTCCCAGTTATTGAATCCTATATTATTATTTTTTAACAATATTCCATAAATTGGAATATCATCTTTCATTTTATATGTTACTATAAATTTCAATGTATTATCACCATTATTAAAATAATAAATATTTTCTGTTTTTTCATTATCTATTAATATAATTGAAAAATTTAAAAGTATTGAATAAAAATAAATATCAAAAATAAATACTGGATAATTAAATAATTTAATTTTTTCAAGTTCATTCCTTGACAAATTAGTATGTTTTTTTATATTTTTTAAATTAAATTGTTGAAATGTATCATTATGACCATTATAAGCTTTTATAAGTTCATTCAATAATTTTTGTTTATTTATTTTTATATTTAAGTTTAAATTATCAATAATTAAAATAAGTAATTCCCAAGTATTTAAAATATTATGTTTAAATTCAATTACATTAAAATTTTTAATATCAAATTTATTTAAAAAATTTATTTTTTTTAATAATTTTTTTTTATTATTATTTTGAATATTTTTATAAAAATTTATATTTTTTAAAAAATATGTTTTATTTGTTAATTTTTTTTTCATATTAACAATTTCATGGATTTTATTAGATTTTACAAATTTATTTTTTTCTAAAATATTATGTATATTATCTAAATAATTTGTTAAATCTGTTTCATTTGATGATAAAATAATTATTTCACTATCTTTAATATTGTAACTCGGGTTTTCTAATGTTAAATATTCATGATTATATAATAAATATCTTTGTATAATTGGATATCTTATTAATTCATCGGAAACTTTTCTATAAAAATCATTGTTATTTTTTGAATTATTTAAAAAATTTTTTTTTGGAATAAATAATTTGCATTCCTTTTCTTTTGTTAAATTACAAATTTGTTCTTTTAGACAATTTTTATTTTCAAATTCTAAACAATTAGGTATATTTCTAATATCATTTAAATTAATATTTTTAAAATTAAAATATTTTTTTCCCTTTTCTTTTAAAAAATTAAATATATTTTTTAATTTTTCATTGTAAATTAAATTTTTATTATTTAAAATTTTATTAATTTTCAACTTATATTTTGATTTTTTAAATAAAATATTTTTTATTTTGTTTCTAAATAAAACATAAAAATAATAATCTAATTTGATTTTTTTATTAATATCAATTCTATTTTTATCTATTTTATTATTATTTATTGTATAATTATCATTAAGAATACCCAATTTATTTATTTGATTATACGAATAACTATCTCTTATTATTAATTTTTTTTTTAATTCTTTTATATAGTCTTTGTCATTATTTTTTTTAACAGGAACCATTTGATTTGTTTCTGTAATAATTCCTGTAATATATTCGCCTTTTTTTAAAATATTTACCGGAGTACACGGAATATCTATTTCTCTTGAAATAAATTTCAAAAAACCCAATGTCTCTTTCAAATCATTTAAATTTTTTTCTTTAAAATCATATGTTAAATTAATTTTACCACTTTCATCTTTAAACATTATTTTTGAAGGTTTACAGGGAAGATAAAATTCTTTTTTATTATTTATACTTACAAACAATCCTATTACTTTATTTGTATAATTTGCGAATTGTGTTATTCTATTATTTTTAAAATTATTTTTGATTTTTGAAATTAATTCTTTATTTGTATAATTAGTATTAAATAACTTATTTTTAGCTCCACATTTTTCAATATTATCAATTATAAATTTTAAATTAGGTATTAATTCAAGTTCTTTATAAGATAATAATGTTATTCTTCGCGTATTATGATTATCTTTAAAATTTGTTAGTTTTTTAAATAAATATATTGGTTCATATATACCATTATTTAAATAAAGAATTAATGTTTTTTTTTTTTTACTAAAATTATTAAATAAAGGACAAATAATGTCTAAATTGTTTATTGATTCTTTATTTTTTTGTTTAAAAATTAATAAATTTATTTTTTCACTAAAAATACTATTTGAAACTAAATCACCCAAATATGTATAATCAATAGTAGTTTCTCTGTCTTTTATATAATTCATAAAATTTTGATGAGAAATAATTAGTTTTGTAAAATATATTAATTTATTTTTTTTAATATCTTCTATTCCACCACCAACAATTGATGAAACTTCTTCATTTTCTGATGTTTCATTTATTTCATTTAATGTTGTTAATTTATTTTTTACAATTTTTTTTGCTAAATTTGTTATATTTTTTGTTTCTTTTTTTTCATTGTCAGAATCATCCGAATCACTTAATGAATCATCCGAATCACTTAATGAATCATCCGAATCACTTAATGAATCATCCGAATCACTTAATGAATCATCCGAATCACTTAATGAATCACTTGAGGAATCATCTGAGTTACCGGGTAATTCTTCTAAATCGGAATCACTTGAGGAATCATCTGAATCTGAATCAATTGATGAATCACTTGAGGAATCATCTGAGTTACCGGGTAATTCTTCTAAATCGGAATCACTTGAGGAATCATCTGAATCTGAATCAATTGATGAATCACTTGAGGAATCATCTGAATCTGAATCAATTGATGAATCACTCGAAGAATCATCTGAATCTGAATCAATTGATGAATCACTCGAAGAATCATCTAAATCTGAATCAATTGATGAATCACTCGAAGAATCATCTAAATCTGAATCATCATTTGATACATAATTTTTTTTTATAATGTCTTTGGTTGTATCCATAACATTTTTTTTAGATTCATTTTTATCATCAGAAGAATCACTAGATAATTTTTTTGAATCAGTATTATCACTTGGTGTGTCTTCTTCTTCTTCTTTTGAATCAGTATTATCAATTGATGTGTCTTCTTCTTCTTCTTTTGAATCAGCATTATCAATTGATGTGTCTTCTTCTTCTTCTTTAGAATCATCACTTAATGATTCTTTTGAATCAGTATTATCAATTGATGTGTCTTCTTCTTCTTTAGAATCATCACTTAATGATTCTTTTGAATCAGTATTATCACTTGATGTGTCTTCTTCTTCTTTTGAATCGGTATTATTACTTGATGTGTCTTCTTCTTCTTTTGAATCGGTATTATCACTTGATGTGTCTTCTTCTTCTTCTTTAGAATCACCACTTGATGTATGTTCTGTACTTGAATCATTTGTTAATGATTTTTTTTTAGATTTATCAGTTAGATTATCTATTATTTTAGAATCATTTTTTTTTAAATATAAAAGTGTATTATTTATATCATCGTTTGTTATTTCAATACCTTTAAAAAGATAATTAAAAATTTTTGATTTTTTATATAATTTCCAATACTTATCATTTATATCATTTGGAATATTTTTATAAAATATTTCAGGCAAATTTCCATTATTATATTTAATAAAATTATCAATATTTCTAATTTTAGGTAGTATTTTTTGAACTTTTAACGAATCAATATTATAATGATTTTTAAAAATTTTTTGTTCATTATATGATAATGTTTTTGCAATAGTTGATAAAAAACTTTGTGTATTCATATTCTCACTATTTTTAATATTTTCACTACCTTCTCTTATTAAACATTTATTTGAAAACCACCCATACTGATTTTGACCTATTTTTTTTATATCACATTTTTCCTTTGAATTAAATTTTAATAATTTTTCAAGACTTTCTGGTATATAACCTTTTTCATTATACGAAAGGGGAAATGTTTCTTTTCTAGAAACATGATTGTATTTTCTTTTAATATTTTTATTTACTTTTTTTTTTACTTTTTCATCTGATTTTATTGCTTTTAATTTTTTTTTTTTAACATCTTTTACCTGATTTTTTTTACAACTTTCATATAATTCACCCTTTGCCTTTGCTACATTTTTTTGTGTTTTGTTAAAAAGTTGACCTTTAATTTTTTTTATATTACCACTTTTATCGATTTTAAAAGTTGGACCATATTTAGTATTTCCATCTTCATCTTTATAAGGTGTACCTTTATACATATACATATCGTTTTTATGACTATAATCATTTTTACTCGAAAGACTACCAAAACAACAAGGCATACATAAATCATTCTTTGTTTTTTTTGTTGTAAATCCAGGATAATATGGTTTATAAACAAATTTATTAATATTTTCTAATTTTTTACCTGGTAAAGCCATTCTGTATCTTGAATGAGTAAATTCATAAATATTTTTTCCTTTCCTTTGATCTACAATATTACTATCTCCCCTAACAACGCTTTTCCAACCACCACACACACCTTTATTAATTTCTTCAATTGTAATTGGTCTTTGTATATTATTATTTTTTTTATCTTCAAAACACCAAAATCTAGGACAAACATAATAATTATTTCTATATTTTAAACTTGAATTATAAGAACGAGTTTTATATCCTTTTTTTATATTTTCATCATCTATTTTGTCAACTTTTTGCTTTTCTTTTTCACTTAATACTATTGGTTGTTTAGCCTGATTAAATTGACAACTTCTATTATAATCACTTAAATTAGATTTTTGAAATAATACTTTATCTAATTTATTTCTTTGTTTTACAAATACACTTTGTGCTCCCATAATTTTCCAATTTTTTTTACCACCACCACTTGATAAATTATCAAAAAATCCATCACTACTTGTAGTATTATCTAGATTATCACTACCATTTTCCAAAATATAATCATCGTCGTATTCATTATCTGAAATAAATGTTGCATAAATAGAATCATCATCATCATCATCACTATCGTTTTCATCACTTGTTTCATCCAAATCGTATGCGAATCTTCCATCATCATTTAATGGATTATTATTTTGTTCAAAAATATCTAGTGGACTTTCTTCATTTTCACTTTCAATTATATCTTTTTTTATTTTTTTTTTTTATTTTTTTATTA